GCCCTGCGTGACATTGTTGGTTATCTTGCCTGCATATATCTTAGTACGATCTTGGCCGTATGTCCACTCGACCTGCTCTTTATTTGATTTCTCGTCTGTGTACCGCCTGATATTTAGGTCAGGATACAACAGTTTCATGCCTGATGGAAGCTCAATCTCCCCCTTGCGGTAAGTCAGGCACTTGTGCTTGTACTCCTTGCCCTTGTACAGCGACTCATGGATAAGCTCAGTGTTAAGCGCCCAGAAGTCCACCACAGGCGTAGCCGTAGCCCTGTACTTATCTATGATCGCCTTGGATGCTAGGCAGTGGATGACTAGCTCCTTGGTTGTACAGGTGTGGGGTATGGCGGTTAGCTTCTCAACGTTGACTTCCCAGTCTAGGAACTTCTCCGCCATGGCTTGGGTAACACCAAGTTTCTTTGCAAAGCCCAAATCGTACCGTTGCGGTGGCGCCCCCAGAAATCCCGTGAGAAGTTGTGACGCGAACGCTGCCCACCCCAACCCATAACCGCAACCGAGCAACGCGCTCTTCGCAGACTGCCGCAGGTCAGGGTGACTTTCCTTACTAAGTCCGGGTATGTTAAACATCTGCGCACCGAACGCGGCGTAAGGGTCGCCTCCAGCCTTGAAGATGTCAAGCATGTCTGTGTAATCTGAAAGCCATGCAAGTACTCGCGGTTCAATCTGCGAGAGATCCCCGACGACGAGTTGATGCCCCTCGGGAGCCATAATCGCTTTGCGTAGGAACGAGCCTCGCTTGAGGTTCTGCATGTTGATGGCCGAGCCACGGCTTGCTGTCCACCGGCCAGTCTGCGCCCCATAGTACGAGAGGGGGACGGGTAGTGCTCCACGTTTGCTGATGTCGAGGAATCGCTGTGCGCGTGTTCTCTCAGTGGTTGACTTAACCCTAAGACGCGCTTCACATAGAAGGGCAACGTCTTCACGTTCACCGTTGAGTAGCGCCTGAAAGAGGGCATCATTCTTAGCCAACGCAAGTGTTTCTTTGCCGGTAGTTTTACTGACCTTTGTTGGGGGAACCACACCGATGGACGTGAGTAGTGCTGCAAATTGTGGGTTCGACGCAAGCGCAGTTTCGTCCACGCCGAGCTTTTGTAATAGGGCTTCACGGGTTTCTTTCTCCTCTAGTATGGCATCGGTCAGCATGTTGGGGTCAAGCTCAAGGCATGCACGGGTGTACATCTTCAACGTCATGTCCACAAGGCGTAGCTCCTTCGATGGATACCCAACAGCTAAGCGGGTAAAGATCTGCTCACACAGCCATACATCGTGTGCGCAGTAGTCGGCTAACTCTTTCTCCATCTCAGGCGTGAGGTTCTCGTAGCCGTTGGTGTTGTACACGGCGTTACCTTTGGGCGGTAGACGAAAGTCTATCGCCAGCTTCATCAGCGAGTTACCAACCTCCACACCCCTAAGGGCACGAGCCATGGAAAGAGAATCAAAGATAAAGCTTGGATGCCAGTCATATACCCATTCCAATATAGATACATCGAACTGAGCATTGTGAGCCAGAACAGCAGTAGTAGCAGGATCATAGCAAGCAAGGATGCGCGGTAGCTCATCCCCCCTGTACCACTGGGTTGGCTTGTCTGATCCGTACTCATGGATACAGGCTCCGAAGGCTTTGAATCTTGGGTCACGTATGTACTCCTCGGTTGTCATCTTGCTTAGTGTGTAACCTTCCTTGGTGTCCCAGTAGGTCTCGAAGTCGATCGTTAAGATCGTGTCGTATGGTTTGCTCAATTAAAGTTCTCCTTGGGCGGTGCGCCTAGGGTGTTTAGAAAGCCGAAAAAATCGTTTGCCGCCAACATGAGTTGCGACGCCTCCATCTCGTCACAGTTTAGGGTAACGACTCCTGCCAGTTGGTCTTCTGCCCTGCCCACTATGACCACGCCCTGCGCGTTGCCGTCCCCGTAGCACATCACGAGTTTGTGTATGAGTAGTTTGAAGTGCGCTTGCTCTTCGTCTGACATGGCTCCAACACGACGCTCCAGTTCTGCTTGGGTCATCATGTCTTCATATTCCACTTGCTTTCTCCCTGAGTAGTTGTTGTAGTTCATCTATGTTGTTCTCCCGTGCAATGTATGTTGTACCGCCTGCGTTGTGTATGCGGTTGAGTTCAAGGTCTTGCAGGGCTGTTGTCTTGCCGTTGCCAGCCTTGCACTCGATCGCTATGAAATGTCCGTCCATGCAGGCTATGATGTCCGGAATACCCGCCCGACCAAAGCCGTTAGCTGGTGGCATGAAGTGGTAGATGCCAAGCTTGTCCAGCACCTCACGCACGCGCTTCTTGACTTTTGATTCAGGTGTCGCTGCCATAGATCATGCTCCTCCACATTGATACCGAGGGCATGTGGTTGTGTGATTTGGTTGGGGTTGTGTAGCCTTGGTGCTGAATCCAACCAATCGTCTTGAGCGCCCGTACGCCTGACACCCACACATTAGGATGCAGTGTCGCAGGTCTGAACAGCAAATTCTTGGCGCAGTATTCCCTGAACTCGTCACCAAGTACCACGGGCTTGGACAGTAGTAGTTCCGCAGACAGTTCCAAGTAACGCTCGACAAACTCGGGCTCAATTCTGCTTGCCTTTTCCCAACACTTCTCAGCAAGGGCAATGGCGTGCTCCATCCTTGTGTCGTTCATACTACTTCTCCTGTGTTTCTATTAGTTTTGTCAGGTAGTGCTGTGCCTTCTTCAAGTCATCGACACCACCCTTGTCTCTCCAACGGGACACGTACTTTATTACATTACCTTCCAAGTAGCCAATGTTATTTGAGACGATGTAGTCCCATGGCTGAATGGCTTTGTTCTTGTAGTGAGTACCCGCTATCTGTATTTGATTAGCGCTAGTCATTGATCTCTCTCCTTTTGTTTAAAAATATGGCGTCGTCGGGGTTGCGTATCTTTTCACGCGATCTTCTTCCCGTGTGTTCTGGTTTGGGGCAGTTCTCAGGCACGTCAACGACGACCCAAATTGCCGCCAATGTATTGCGAAAGGTTGACTTCTCCCACCGATCGATGTACACACCAAAGACACTCTCCAATGATTTGTTGACAGAGCGAAAGTCTATGCCAGTGAACTTGGCTATGTCGCTTGACTTCAAACCATCGGGGTGTCGTTTGAGTAGCTCACGAATAATGTTGTGATTACTCTTCAAGTTTCAGGCTCCTTTGTTTAGCTTCCACACAATCTTGGCAGATGAATCTGCGTAAGCCGTTAAATCCGCCAAACATCTTCTCTGAGCCGCCTTGACGAGGCTTGGTTTGCTGGCATTTCCAACACAGCAACCCCTGTCGGTTTGCCCACTTTGCAAAATTCTGCTGTGGACTAACTGCAAAACTGTTGCTATCCATGACACTAAACAAGCCGTTGCCTTTCATGATTTCATATCCCTCACGTACGTGGCAAAGCTATGGGCTGTGTCACCAAAGGCAATGCGCATGGCATCGAACTCTTGCGCCACCTCTTCAAGCACAGCGTTGCGTATCATAGGGTAGTCCTCTTTGATCTCATTCTTGGGCATACCAAAGATGCGGTCAAAATCTTCTTTGTTGAAACTTGCGTCACTCATTTGATTCCCTTTCTATTAACATTTGGTCTGCTTGTTTGTATGCCCAGTCAGCACGTTCCTTGTTGTCCCAGTTGTTTATCTCCGATAAGTACCAGCCAGTGGAACTGGCAAGTGCTTGAGCCGCGAAGTAGTCGCGCAGTGTCATACCAAAAGATCTATCGCTGGGGAATGCACACCCGCCTGATTCGTGATAAACAATCATATTAACCTCCAAACATTTCTTTAAGGTGGCGGTACAAGTCGTGCGCCTGATACACAGTCATGTCCTTCAAAATATCCTCTGGCGTCTTGACGCGTACAAGAGAGATCATGCGTTTGTTTGTCTCGGGCGGAGCCATCAAGCTAGCCGCGGCATGCAATGCGGTTTGGCTAGGTTCATTTGCCAAATTATCCAGCTTCTCTCGTAGCAACGCACCGATGCCTGTCACGGCTTTCTTCTCGTACTTGCGCTTGGGTGGTGCTATTGGGGCTTCCATTTTCTTGAGTGCCTTGAGCGACTTGATTGGGCGGTACTCGTCGATGTCTGCGTAGTACAGGTTGTTGGTTTCGTGAACCATTTTATTACGACGCATCTGTGCTATCAGACTTGATGTTGACCCGCCTGCAAAGCCCTGATGCTCAAGGGCTTGGATGATCTCCTTGCGTGTGGAGCCGGGGTTGTTCTTGATGTAGTCGAACGTTACGCGAGAGATGTTGTTTGTTACGCCGAAGGTTTTCTTCATGGGAATTTCCTGAGTTGGTTGGGTGGGTTGCGAAAAAGAAGCTGACACTGGTTGAACAGAGGGAGCCTCCCCCTCGTCGTCCCAGTCAGCTAAGGTTTTACTTAAAGCTTGTTTGAAAGCAGTTTGAATGTCAGGCATTTGAGGTTCCTCCTGTTAGTAGCATGACGATAACGATGAAAGCAATCAGCCCGAGGGACTGTACTGTGGCGAGCATAAGCTCATCCATCCCCTGCTTGTCGCCAAGCAGTACGCCCTGTATCCATTCGGACTCAGGCGTAGATTCAGGGGGAGGTTGGGTATAGAGCAAGCCGATCTTGACCTTGCCCGTATCGTAAGGTGTGTTTCTTTCCATTATTTTCTCCTTGGGGTTGGGATTATTTGTCCAAGAGTAGACAGTTGTCAATAGGGTCTCCAGTATAAAAGATCACCTATAAGTACAATTACCAATAACAAAAGTACTACTCTTTCAAACTTTTCCCATCGTGTCATCATCTGACTCTCCTTCTTCTGATTCGGGCGTGATGCCCAGCCTATACATCACATCCAATAGCAGGATGTGTACGTCTTCGATGGTCTCGAATGTGTGGTCTGATGGATCCATCAGGTACTCGCGCAGGTCTGCCTCAATACAGCGCAGGTGTAGCGCAAT